TAAGTTTCTTGATGCTATTCGTGCAGAGGGTAAGTCCACTCTCATGATGCATTTGCTGCTCAAGCGTTTCTTCAATCAGCGTATTCGCACTGGTCGTGGTATTACCAACACTCAGAAAGTTGTGACCGAGTTTGCACAGTTCTACAGAGAGACTATTGATACTGAGAAAGCAAAGAAGAAAACTATTGCAACTCAGAATAAGTATGATCAGATGAAGATTGATGGTCTGATGTTCATTGCTCGTTATCAGAAAGAGTTGTATCATCTGATCTCTGCATATATCTCCATCCGTACTGCTAAGAAGATGGTTATCAATCAACTCAACAAAGTTCGTGACATTCAGACCTTTGTCGGTCGTATTCCTACCTCTCCTGAAGGTTATGTTGTCCACAATGATCGTTCCATGATGAAGTTTGTTGACGATGAGTTTCGTCTTGCTAACATCACGGTTGACAAGACCTGGGATTCCAAGTAGACTATCTTTGTCAAAGATCACCACAAGTATAGCTTTGAGTATGAAATTTGCAGTTGAGTGGAAGCGTCCCAAGAAAGGTTATTCATCCTTTCAGAAAGCAGTCTTTTACAATCAAGAGGATGTTCTTTGGTGGATTGGAGAACTGAAAAAGCAGGGAATCGAGAGTTATGATATTTTACCTGTTCTGAACTAAATAACGACGAATAGAAAGATTTCTGAAGACTGATGAGTAGAAAAATTGCTATTATTGGTGCTGGCGCAGATGCAGTGATCACTTTGGTTCAACTCATCAGTCATAGAGATCTTCAGGATAGTGTATATCAAGATGACGAAATTACATGGATACGGGATTGCACTCATCAAGTTCCCAATTTCGGAGTGCAAACAAATCCAATTTGGGTTACTTCTGTTGCTCAAAACACCACAATTAGTGCAATCGACTATTATCAAAGATTTGATGCAGTACAAAAACTTGGCATGAAGTTTGTTGGTCTCGGTAATCGTAGAGACAAGAACTTCTATACATTGTTTGATCCCACTGAAATGGGATTGCACTTCGATGAGGGTAAGTTTGTTGACTTCTTCTGGGAGAATGTAACCAAACAACATTACAAACTCAAACTAGTTGACAAGAAAGTCAAAGAGTTTAGGTTTGATGATGATTATGCATATCTTGATGGAGAACCATATAATTTTGTTATTGATTGTGTGAAGGGTGCATTATGGGATAAAGAAGCATATAAGGATGCATACTTTAATCCTACAGACACTAAACTTACAGTCAATCGTAAGTTGCCTGGTGAGTGGGACTACACAGTTCATGTAGCATGTGAGCATGGATATTTGACTGGTATTCCTACACAAGATGCACAGACTTGGATCTATTCATATGATAGTGACATTACAACTGAAGAGGAAGCAGTAGAAGATTTCAATGCACATTGCGAAGTTAAGAAGCACTGTTCATATAGAAAGAATGCATCTGATCATAAAGTATCTAAGTATGCTATCCACAAGAATAACAAATATGCAAGATGTGGTCGTGCGTTAGGTATTAATGACGATTTCACTGGTTTCAATAGTTACACTGAGTCTGATATTGCTAATGCTCTTGGAGAGTATTTGTTCTATGATCCTGATAGACAGCAATCAAACTTCCATAGACTTGAAGTAGAAGAAAGATGGGAAGATAGTCAGGTTGATACTGCTACTGTCATGTCATATTACATGCAGTTTGGTTCTAAGTACAAGTCTAAGTTCTGGGAGCAGACTAGAACTAATGCATGTGCTTTCCTAGAGAATCATGAGATACATTCTCTCAATCGTGCTGAAGTATATGAGAAACTAGCACAGATTCCTCGTCACGAGAATATCAGACTTGATTACTTTAGGAGACAAGCAGAGGACGAATATTTCCTGCGTCAGAGAATGTCTCCTAACTCAGATGAACCCTATAAAATGTTAGGAGCATATCAAAGTTTCATTCAAGCAGCATACGGACTCGGCGCACCTTATGCGGATAAGTTTCCTCTTATGTCTCCATTGATTGATCCTCCTGAGAAGTTTGGTGAGATCAGACTAGACCCGATCATGGGTGGACAGTTGAGGAAGCGGCGCAAGAAGTGACCACACCCCATTGATGCTGCTATAATAAGAGCATCAACGGAGGACACATGAACGCTACTGAAGCGGGACGACTAGCAAAGGCACAAGGTCATGAATATGAGAAAGATTTGCCTGCTTATTTGAATGAACTGTTCGGTGGTGATCATGTAACTGACGGTCGTCCTGCTACTAAGGTTGATGTTTATGACAACGATTCAGGTGTTGCCTATTCTGTCAAGAATGTCAGCAAGAATCACACCCAGGTTGCATTACTCTCTTCCCGTAAGTTCATCGAGCATTTCTGCCTTAGCGGAACTGATTGTGAAACTTTTATTCACATGTTCTTTGGCATGCCTAACAACCTTGGTATGTCTTTGGTTCATCTTCAGTATAAAGACATTGCCCTGAGTGACGCTGAGAAGCGTCAGAATCGCGTCTACGCAGAGAATATCCCTCAGCACATTAAAGACGCCTTCCTGGGGTTTATGAACGCCAATAAGATGGATATATTCGATGTTATCGTGCGTCGTGGTCTTGATGAGGGTTATCCTGTCTCTACGATGATCTGGCGTAACAAGAAGACAAATGATATTAAGTTCATTCCTATTGCAGATCTTGACAAACTGACTCAAACTGGTGAGTGGAAACTAAATAACACGACTCTAGAGTTTCGTACTTTCAAAGGTGACAAATTGTTTCACCTACAGATGAAAGGATCTGGCAAAAAGTATAATTCTGGTTATCATGGTATGATGTTTCACATTTATCAATAGCATGGGCATGTACGACACTGTTAGATCATCATATGATCTAGGTCCTGGATTTAGAAAGGATCTACAGACGAAAGATCTAGAGTGTTGTATGTGTGAGTATTGGATTAGTCCTGCTGGTCAATTATTTGAGGTTGATTACTCAGGAACTCATGACTTTGTTGATGTACCAAAAGAAGAAAGAAACAGTCCATGGAATCTATTCAAAACTGTTCCCAATGGACGACATGGAGTAGTTAGACCAGTTAGTATATTCAAGGTGATTGAGATTTATCCTGCAAAGTGGGATGCGTACTATGCACCATTTCCTAGAAAGTTAATTCTATTTGACAACGGCATCATTCAATCTGTGAAGGACTTACATTATGAACAATCAATTCTCTGAACACTGGGATGTAATGAACAAGTTGGAAGAAGCATTTTCCAACATCAATTCCATCAGTTTTATGATGGAACAACTACAAGAAGCAGTAGATAGCAATAATTATGATAAAATGGTAGATGTATGCCTTGCTCTCAATGCTTTCCTCCCCGTTTATACTGACAACTGGGATCGTAAGTTTAAAGAAGCATGGGATCAAGTAGTTAAGGAGAACAACAAATGACTATCCCACATTTCAAATCCCAACATGACTGGGAAGCATTTACTCAAATCTTTGATAGTCAGTGGCATTGTAAGAAAGCATTGCTAGATCGTGTCAAAGATGATATGTTCCCTGGTTATGATTGGTACTCACTCACACCAAAGAGCATTGAAATCATCAATGACATCGTAACAAGTCTCCTGTATGATGTAGATCGTAAGTTCAAAGAAACACACCAGGACTATAAGACTGAGGATGATGAGTTGTTCATTCCTTATCGTTCTTTCAAAGAGAATGTAACAGAAGCACTCAAAGAAGCAATGGCACAACATGATGAATGGTGTCATCCTGAGAGTGGAATAGCAGGTAACTTTGAACTTGGCGGCAAGTAATGTATTCGGTAGAAACCTGGGATGAGCAACTCCATTGCACTCGTTATCATGATGTGACTGATGCTATTGATTATGAAGATGCAGAACAGTACATCAAACACTTGTATCCATTTGAAAAAGTATTAGCGGTCATTCGTTATCTTAATGACAAGGAGTATGATTAATGTTAGACTTGCAAAACTTCACAACTGATGATCTTAGACTGATGTTTCATGCATGTAGGAAGTATCAAAAGACCTTACTTGGTGCTCCTATTGATAGTCCTGAGTATTATCAACTCAATGACATTCTGACCAAACTTCAACCCATTGCTTATCCTGAGGCATTTGATGAAAGAGTTTGATTATGATCTCGATTATGAGAATCTTGACTTCACAGATCCAGAAATTCGTGGACTTTATCGTATTGGAAGGGGAGAGCAAGGAGTGTTATTGGTACGCCCTTACACTCACATTATTTGCGAACATTGGAGATTCAGGAATATTGAAGTAGCGGAGAAATCCTCTCGTTCAATATACAATCTCTTCTCAATGTATAAAGAGAACAAAGACTTTATTGGCATGGATATGTGCCGTAAGTTTCTAGAGATGGGATTCACACGCGCTCGTCGTTATGCTAATCACAAATCTGGTCAGAAGTATGCAACCAAACCTCCCTATTATCACACTGGTGATAGAGGAGGAGCACCTATTCTTCCTCAAGAAAAAGATGCTCTGACCAATGAAAAAGCACAAGCGGCGTCTATATTCAAGACTGTGCGCGATATTGTCGCAAAAGACCCAGAATATGTTACAATGAGAAAAGAATGGAGAGCAGCAGAGTGAACAACGAAGCGCAAATCTGGAAAGATCGCTATTTTGCACTCAAAGAGTGGGTAGAGGTCAATATTAACAAAGAATATGAGCATCCTTGGTGGTCAGAATCGACCAAGAATATGTCAGAAGAAGATAAGAATCGCGCATACAATATGAGAGAGGTTGAATACTATAACAAACGGGCGATGCTTGACGCTGTGACAGTCCAGAAAGCGCACACCTTACGCGCTGGGAAGGACATGGACCTGCTATGATTACATCATCGACAAAAACACATGCCTTTTACTCTCCGACCCCACCAATCTCGCGCTCTTGATGCACTCAAGGATGCACAGAAAGGTTGTGTCTATGTTCCTACTGGTGGTGGCAAGACTGTCATCATGATGGAAGATTGTGTGCGTCGTCTTGATAATGCAGAACAAGCACAAACTATTGTTGTTGTTGCTCCTCGTATTCTTCTTGCCAATCAACTTTGCTCCGAGTTCATGGAGTATCTCGATGGCAATCCAAACTATGAGTATGGCAACAATTTCATGGTGATGCATGTTCACAGTGGTGAGACTGTGCATTTCAAGTCTACCAAACCTGCTGACATTCAGCGTCACAATGCTATTTGTCAGCATGTCAATGTTCATCAACTGATCTTCACTACCTACCACAGTCTCAATCGTATTGTTGACAGCAATATCGCTGTTAATGTGATGTATTGTGATGAGGCACACAATGCAACTCAGAAAGCACACTTTGTCGGTGTTGCTGCTACTTCCATGAGTGCAGATAACAGTTTCTTCTTTACTGCGACTCCCAAGTTCTCTCGCAATCCTTATGCCAATGGCATGAACAATAAACTCGTCTTCGGTGATACTCTGGAGACTGTTCCTGCTCCTGAACTTGTTGCTAATGGCAGCATCATTCCCCCACAACTTGTTGTTCATGAGACTGAACTTGTGCGTAACAAGCACAATGCTGCTGATGTAGATCGTGAGATGGTGCTCAACATCATCGACGATCTTAATGAAGAACAATCTGCTAAA